ATACTGCAATTAATCCATTTGCAACAAATGAGTAAAGATGGTAGTTTTTGCACATGTGCTTATATACTTTATTCATTTATACCCCATCTTTCTAGTGTTGGTTTATAACTTGACGGTACTTCACCCATGCAATATTTGTATCTAGCTGTTGCTCGGATAGCAAGTCCCGGCATTACTGTAAGTACACCATTTACTCTACCCTTATTCCACCTTAGCAACTGGAGACAGGCAGCGTCATAATCTTTGTTATTAAGATTTTTAAGGTATGTACTACCGGCAACACTTGTGATACCCATATGAAAGGTGAAGTCCGTTCCAGACCCTTTCATCCATTCCGAACGATAAGGCACTTTAACTACCTTGTTTAGTTGAGCTTCATGCTCCTTCCAATCCTTTACAAAGAGACTGATGCATTCAGACTCCGTATAACTCGTTTTAAGCGCTTCTGTCTTCCTTGCCATGTGACCTACACAGTAAGTCTTTAAACCCACAGGATCAACGTATACGCTCGTATAGAACCCTTCAGATGGTACTGTGTGATCTACAGCAATGTAAGCAGAAGGTGCAGATACACCCGCTGCAATAAGAGCTACAAAGATTTTCTTTTTAAGACTATCTGTGATTGGTACTTTCATTTATTTACCCTCATACGCTTTCTTGCCGCCTAACCTAACACCAACCCACATCAGCCATGCACGCCACTTAGCGACACCCTCTTCACGAAGAGCTTCATAGAAGATTCTATCAGCTTGTTTACGGCTAACTTGATGCTTTGTATAAAGGTAGTCATGCAAAGTGGATGCATAATTACCATACCCGGCAAATAGAGCATATATAGGGAAAAGTAAGATGTTGTGGAATACCGCAATACTGGCGTAATTTGTAATGAAGCCTTTGGGGACAACAATGTTCCCATAAACTAAATTGTCAGTCAGCTTCCAACATGTACGAGCAATTTGCTCAGTTTTAAGTGTTGTTTGAAATTTCAACATTTGGCCAACCCTCATTCAGCATAGAATCTGTATAAGTTCCATTGACGATAGCCTCTACCAACTCAGACTCACGATCAAAACATGCTTGAATATACTGTCTCATCGACTGAGACACTTTGATAAGACTAGTAGAGTCAAGATCAACAAAACCAGAAGGGGTTTTCCATCTGCAAATATATGAACTATCAAGAACAGCAGAAAGGGCTGCTCCTGTAATCATTGCTTGACTATCACGTTCTGTATTAATTGAAATTCCGTCAACCTTAATACCAACTGTTTCTTTATTGTATCTAGCTGCAGCAACTGTAGCTTTTTGAGATTTCACCAAATCAGCAGCACGTGTTTCGGCAGTAATTGCTTGACTAAAATCAATCTTCATGAATCACCTCTTCATCTTCTACAGGAATATCATACAATGGGAGTGTTACAGGACCGTCCAAATAAACTTGAATTGGTGTTGGGAACCGAGTTTCGTATGGGGCATTTGCTCCGTGTGGAAGGATAATTGTAAGTTCCAATTCCCCATTTGTTTTGCTTACTTCCCCAGTAATCCACTTGCAGTCAATAGCACTTGCTGGGAGCACGGCACCGTCTGGAAGTGGGGAGAAATCAAATTCTTCCCCATTAAAAGTAATGATATCGCCAAATCGGGTAATATTAAGTTGTTTACCCATGCGAACTGGTGAAAATTTAATAATCATAATATCTCCTTAGAACCAACGACCAATCGCTGTCCAGTTATAAGTAAACGTATCCGAAATAGAAACATAACATTGGAATACAAATGTACCATTGGCCGAGTTTGCACGGTAAGGAAGAACTATAACCCGATAAGGAGTTGAACCACCAACACCTGCACTTGTGACGACGCTGTTGTTGTCATAAAATGGTTGAGGCCATGTTACCGTATCCCCTGCACCACTGATAAAGTGTCCAGAAGCACTTGTTGCTACACCACCTGCATAAGATTTATTGGTGCCCCAGCAAATCTGTGTACCATCAGCAAATCGTACATAGTTTCCGTTTGCATTGCTACCACGTTCAATTACTGCACCTGTTGGCACACCAGCGGTCTGAGATACAGTACCAAGCAAGTCAGCACGACCAATCAATCTGTCCCATGCGTTCCAACCACTTGCAGTGTTAGCACGCCACCACACACCTGCACCGGCTGCCCTACTACCATAACTCATTGCCAGTTGTGCACCAACCAAAGAAGAACGAGCGAAAGCAATACCCATCGGGAAACCACCTCCTGCACCGTTTACAGACCAATCAGGTGGGTTGTTATCTGTATGAGCAAATAAGGTAGTTCGATCAAAAGAGTCAAGTCTCACACCTGTTGCTGGGTAGTTTACAGAACCAACACCATAATCACCAGTAGTCAATGCTCCAAGGTTTGTTCGAGCAGCAGCAGCAGTAGTAGCACCAGTACCACCTTGGTTTACAGGGAGTGCTGTGGTGAGTCCAGTAATCGACGTAATGTCACTGTTAACTCCAGACTTAGCTGCACCAATGTTGGTACGCAGACCAGCAGTGTCAGTAGGTGTACCTAACAGACCAAGTGTAGTACCATACTGGTTTGTAATTGTGCGAAGTGAATCCGCAGATTGTTTCACATATCCCTGCAACGGTGCAATCGAGTAAGATTGACCAGTAGCTGTTGCACCAAGATAGTTTGGAGTGATACTGATTACAGTAGCACTTGCAATGTTTGTTACTTCATACCAACGACCATCAGGGCCTTGGAATCCATCACCAACACGTGCGTTGGAGACGAAAGAAGTACCTGTACCTGTCACTGTTGCACTGTTCAACGTTACCGCTACAGTACCTGTTCTATACCATGCCATATTTTTATACCTCCTTAATTAAGTTGATTTTCCTAAAAGAACCGTTGGACCAAAATCCATCATTGCTCCATTTCTAGCAGCTACAGCACAAAATAGTGTCCCATAACCATATGCAGACCGGAATCCTGTAGATGCTTCACCAACATCAAACGCATCACCTCCACCCACTCTTAAAACCGTAAACGTATCATATCCAGATGTTGGTACTGAATAATAATAAATTGTGTAGTTTGGGTCAGGAGCAGTTTTAGAACTGTGGAATACCCAGTCTGATGGACCAATCCATTTATATGCAACTAGTTGTCTAGTCTCACTATCAAACGTTAGAACACCGTTTTCGTCGAACGTTTGCATTCCATAGTTTAGCCCACTATCATATATTGTTTTAGTAAAACACCAATATGGAACAGATAACCCAATAGGTGCACTACCAAAAGCCAATGTTTCAGCACTAAATGCTGGCATCTGGTATGGGAACCATTGACCTGTAACAGAACTAATGTTACCGCCTGTCAATCCATCAAACATTACTCCTAAAGGAGGTTTGATTAGAAATTGAGGTAGTTCAGTCTGAGCTACTGTAACAGCCGGGAAAACAATTTCTGTGTTCCCCGGATATGTTGAGCCAGTTGTTGTTGTACCTTCCTTATGAAGGTACATTGTTGGATAATTTGAATCAAAATTTACGAAACCCGTTTCATCAATCGATTGAAAACCAGATGCCATATTTACCCCCAGTACCAAACACGCAAAATACTAATTATACTTGTACCAATTGTATTCATTCTAACCGTTATAGTATCACCTGATACAACCAAACTATCCGAACCATCAGGATTTGCGTACCGACTGTTACATTCATATCCAGCCCTTTTCTGTGCTACCATGTTTCCAAGTCCAGGGATTGTCACCGAATATAGATATCCAGCATAACCACTCGGGTCATTGTCAACATCAGGGGCTACAAACATATGACGCAATCTTGGCACAACAACAGATGTGTCAATCTTAACTGTCCCGTCTGACCTAAATGTCTGAAAGCCTGCCGGCATAAGTTTTCCTCCTTAAAACGCGAGGGTCCGAAGACCCTCATATTGCATTACCAAGTACCCATACGAACACGCAATATGTTGCTCACGTATACTCTTACACCTGCTCGGTCCATAACCGTGTATGTGTTTGCCATTGTTGGATGCCTAGTTGTCACTGACCCGTTTGTGAAGTCAATAGTCATTATAGAACCTCCCCAGTTTGTTTGGGCCGAAGCTGTAATTGTAGAACCGATGATTGCGTTCGTAATCATAGCCTTAGTAATCAAGGCTTCGTTCATGAACACCTGTCCACCAGTCACAACAAATGGAGCAGTCAATGTTGCATTAGTTCCGTTAACTACAGCAAACTTGTCAGCTTGAACAAGGAACTGAGATTGAAGACCAGCTGGACCGTTCTCAATACCCAAACCAAAGCCAGCAGCAACATACTGCCCTTGTGATGTAACCTGTGCTTTTACAGCCCACATCGCATTCAACTTACCATCTGTTGAAGTCTGAGCACTCGACACTGTTTGAATTGCAGCAGTGTTACTATTCGTAGTCGCTTGGACATTAGAAATACTAGTAGACAAAGCAGCATCTGCACTAGCACGAACACTGGCCTCATTTGAGATGGCAGCAGTGTTGACACCGAGAGCAGCAGTCAACGTCTCAATTCTGGTTGTCATGGCTGTGTCAGCATCAGTCCTTGTTCTAACTTCTAGACCATAGTTTGCAGCTGTTTGCCAGTTACCGAGAGCATCCTGTAGTGATCCATCATCGTCATCATCACGAAGCCCACTCCAACTAGACGACACATTCGTTGACAACCTAGTAACACTCTCTGTCAAAGACGTTTGAGCTTCCTCAACTTGCTGGATACTAGCGGTGTTATCTGCAATAGAAGACTCTGTGGTATCTACGCGTAAACTTAGAGCTTCGTCAGCAGAAGCACGGGTTGTTGCTTCCGTTCCAACAGATGCCTGCGTATCATCTACTCTGGAATTAACCAGATCAAGTGCAGATGCGGTTGTTGATTCAAGTGTTGTTACTGTGGTTTCCAAAGATGTAATCTTTGAAGTATTACCGTCAATACTAGATTGCATTGTATTGATCTTTTCGGTAGTCACTTGACTTTCACTTGCAACCGTTTTAGTTAGTTCGTAAACAGATGCTGAGTTACTATTAACTTGAGACTGGATTGAATCCATCCGACTAGCAGACGCACTCTTTGTATCAGCGAAAGCTACTTCAAGAGTTGAGATACTAGCTTTGTTAGTGTCAACTGTAGCACTCAAGGTTGTCAGACGCTGTGCAAGTGCTTCGTCTTCGTTAGCCCTTACTTTTACCTCTTGGGCATACTTAGCCGCAGTACTCCAACCATCAATAGCATCATTAAGAGAACCTTCACCATCATCATCACGCCACATCGCTTGCAGACTATTGATCTGCTCACCAGTTGCTGTAATCTTACCATCTACTTCAGCGATCTTCTGAGTGTTAATGTCTACTTGTGTAACAACAGCATTAGCATCCTCAAGGATTGAACCAACATCTTCCCAGTAGGTCAGGTTAGGTGGCGAGGTATTGATTGGAACATCTTGTTGTGCTTGATACAGCTTGTTACCAACTCTAACGATATCGCCTGTCACATATGTTTTCGTAGGGTCATAAACCATCGCATCTGTGATGTTGGCAATCTGACTTTCCAGATCAGCTACAGCATTATCCAGATCAGTGTTTGTCTGGTCGATACGAAGGTTAGCTTCATCAACACGATCATTGACAGTTTCAACACGTTCGTTTACACTTCCGGGACCAAAACCATCGATCAAGTCAATGCGATCATTCAACTCTTTATAGAGAGAACTTTCAGTGATCTGTTCCTTGAAGTATTCTTCATACTCACTTTGGTCTACAGAGGATGTACCGGGTACACCAGCTTCGGATTCAAGAGGTTTCCAAGGACCGATGTTGCCTGTACGGTCAACCAGCCGACCCCAAAACCAGAACTGTTGTCCAGCTTTCAAACCGTGCATTTCATGCATATCTGTCGGGTACGAGTAGTCGCCCAACTTTATTGCGTCTGCAAAGTTTGGATTTGCACTGTGCATAATCTCTGTACGTGCTGTATCCCCAGCACCATCAGGGAATCCCCAATTCAAACGGATACCATAAACAATCGGTGTTGTAGTCAAATAAGCGAGAGCAGGTACGCCACCTGTTTTACCATCCAAACGTGTAGATACAGAGTTGGTCCATACAGATTTAACGCCAACAGCGTTAATAGCCCGTACTCTAACAACATAGTCACCTGTGTAAATACCTTTGATTGTGATAGTTGGAGAACCTGTAATACCTGCTGAAATCCAATCACCGTCGTTGTAACGCCAATGCACTTCGTACTGTACAGCGTTGGGCATTTGATCCCATGTAGCAACCAAAGATGTAACAGCCATTGTTTGTTCAATATAGGTAGAGGACGAAACAACTAAATTGGTTGGAGCTTGTTGTTGTCCCGGTGGTACAACACTTACTGGTCGCGGTTCAAGTCTAGCACCATTGTCGATTGCATCAAACTTTGATTCGTTGTATTCTACACCTTCAATCTCATAAACGTTAGCCGATGGATTAGTTACCTTCGTTACTCGGAACAGTTGAGACTTCAGGTCAGATGCTTCCAGATACCATACAGAGTTTGACGGGATAGGCTTTCCATAATCAACAGATACTGTTACAATATTCCCTGTTGAACTTACTACGGTACGACCTTCTGACGAACCATCATCCATTGTGAGATAAAGGATATCACCAGCTACAGCAGTTACATCACGATCAAGGGTAATCACCTTACCAGCACTTGCCTTGATTCGACCAGTGTATGGACGACCACCGAGGATTGGGTCAAGTACATGAATCAGTTTACCCGGTAGAACATCAGCCGAAAGACCTTGTAAGCCCGTCTGGAAGCTCACAGTTCGATTGTAGAGGTTGGTGATAAGTGTGTACTTACCTTTTCGCTGTGCTTCACCACGGGACGTACAGCCAATAGCTGTAATCTCTGTCTGACGGTCACCACCCCAACGGAGAATCTGACTTGTTTCAAATGTTGGCTCAACATCAGTGTTGTAGTGGTTGTCTGGATCATCATACGATACAAGAGCAGATGTATAGATAGACTTGTCGTCTGCCGCTTGATAATCAAAGTTACCATTCACTACATTGGAACGAGAGAATAATGGTGCGTTTGTAATTGGTTCCCACTTATCAGCAACAGCTACAAACTTGTTACCATCCCAATACGTCATACCGTTGAAGATACCAGCGATATCACGTAATACCTTCCAAGCACCTGCCTTATCCTGAATAAAGATGTTACAGGTATGGCGTGGCTCCATTGTACCCGAACCAGTACCATCGTCAACCATTACGTCACAGTACTGAGCAATTTCATACAGTGCAAATTTATCAACCATTGCAGGTACTACTTTATGACCAAGGCCAAAACGATCTTGTGTCAAAAGGTCATAGAAGACCCAAGCAGGGTTGTTTGTCCATGCCCATTTAAAACTACCATCCCAAATACCTGAGTATGTCCTTGCAACTGGATCATAGTTTGTTGGTACTTGGATTACCCGGCCTTTTGTTCTTACCGAAATCTTTGGGATATTACCGGCACCGAACAGTCTGGAATCAAACTCAACGTACAACAGAGCGGTGTTAGGGTAACGTTGCTTGACAGCGACTACCTCAGCATAACTCTTTACATTGATTGTATCCTGAATTGTACTTGAGTTGTTTTCAGGCGTTACGCGACGAGCACGCACAGTCCAATTACTACCCGGTTTAGGGAGTTTTACTTTATGAGTTCTTTCATAATTAGTGTTGGTCTTACCGTCAATTGTGTAAACTTGATATTCTTGGAAAGCACCACCATCTGTAGAAAGATCAATAGCATATTGCATTTTATAACCATTCGTGTCGCCATTGCTAGACTGCCGAAGAAGGGCAGGCCAAGAAAATGTAACACGAAGGTCTGTCAGTTGTGACTTGGTTACAGCACGTGTCCATTGAACGTTATCTTTCAGTTCAATACCAACACTATATTCACTAGATACTTCAGGGAATTCTTCAATTGCTTCTTGGTCTTGAGAACCGGAACGCCATTCCCATTTAACACCACCAAAGTTATAACTACCATCTTCGTTC